TGAAGATTCTGTTGAGTGAGAAAGAGATCCAAAGCTCTTGATCATCATCATCTGACCAGAAGACAGACCAGCCCTGTTCTTTCAGAATCGCCGTGACCGACTGTCGCTTTGTTTCATCGATTTGTTCGGTGGATCGAAACCCGAGGCGCATACGTCCGTCTAATCTCCACCACTCCCACTCGTCGCCATCGGGAGCAAGAGTGATCATTCCAGTCGAATACTCGACGAATTTGATTGTATTGAACAACGCGGTGGTGACGTTGAGTTCAGAATTCATTTTAGAAAGTGCGTGGGCGATGTCGTCGCGTCGTGTTGTGACGCACCCGGCGGACCGCTCCGGGTTGTCATAGTTGTCCGAATTGAAATTTCAATTTTTTCACTTGACCGAGTAGTGACGAATGATCAGATCTCGGTCTTCCCGAACGCGTTCTGTGTAATCGAACAATACCTTCGCCACGGTGACTTTGCGTCCGAGATCTTTGATCTTCCGAGCCACGGTCGTGTCCGTGTCTATGACCTTTTCAATATTTTGAAACAAGTCCCTGAAATTTTCAAACCCGACGTCCGTGACGATTCGACCTTTCTTAATTTCATTGGCGAGATATTTCACCTTCTTCACGTACTCATCAGCCCTGTGTTTTCGAATGTAGTACACGTCCGTACCCGGTAAATATCCAAACGGTGCCGAGACGGTGACGACCAGGCTTGCCATACACAGCAGACCGATGACGACGTCTGACATCTTTCTACTCTATACATCATAAATTTTAATCACCTCCTGAACACTCGGGTGGCGTAATATGTCGCCGTTGTCCATGTGCACGACGTCTATGTGTTTCAAATCGAACCCGTCCACGCGATCGAGGAGATCGGACAGTCCGTTGTCAGAACCCAAATCACTCTGGTCGGGATCCCCCGTGATGATGAGTTTCGTCCCATACCCGACGCGCGTCAGAAGCATCTTCATCTGCTCCTTCGTCGCGTTCTGCATCTCGTCCGCGATCAACCACGTGTTCGTGAACGTGCGTCCTCGCATGAAGCCGAGGGGTTCGACGGACAAAAATCGATCGATGGTCGTTCGCGAATACGTACTGTCGAACACGTCGTACATGGGCATGGTGAAGGGAAGCATCTTCTTCTCGAGATCTCCTGGTAAGTAACCAAGGTCGCGGTCGTCCGCTGGCACGATCGGTCGCGTGATGACGATCCGTCCGCGGTTGGTGCCACCGACGAACGAGAGTGCCTGTCGACACGCGAGCATGGTTTTCCCACACCCAGCGGGTCCGACGCCGATGACGATGGGTTTGGGCGATTGCAGGGCGAGAAGATATTTACACTGTCCGGCGGTCTGTGGGAAATGGGACATAAAAGAAAATGACATATTAAAAGTAAGGAAAGGCATGCACCTGTTCCACGCGATCCAGTTCAGGGTGACCAAAGGGTTCGTCACGATGAACGATCCCGAAGACAAACCGAGAATGTTGACGTTCAAGGACAAAGAGGTCGCCGAGAAATACGTCAACTATCTCGCGCGATTCCGGTCGACACACGGCGAGTTCCCAGCGCTCGACCTGACGAAGAAGAACGTGTACATTCGAAGCAAGAAGAAAAAACGGGTCATGTCCGAAGAGACCATTCGACGCCACATCAACATCGTCGACCTGTACGAGTCCGATCTCGATTCAATCGCGCTCAAGTCGGGCATGTCCTTCTTTTATGTCCACACGTTCATGTATTCGCCGTCGAGTTCGCTCGAATCGGTGTCGGTTCGCGGGCAAAACATAGACGGGACGGAAGACACGGAACTGTTGCGACAACATCTGGAGATGCGATTAAAAATAAAATGAGTATGGAAGACATGTGCGGGATCGTCTGTATCTTCGGGGATGACAGGCACGTCCCAGAGGGGTTGTTAACGCACAGAGGTCCGGACGAGTTCAAGTCTTCAAAGTTGGGAAAATGTCAGATTGATTATTACAGGCTCGCCATCAACGACTTGACTTCGTCGGGTATGCAACCTTTCGAATACAAGGACTCAATCATGTTTGCGTGTAACGGAGAGATTTACAACTACAAAGATCTTCAGGTGGGGGAAGAGACGAGTTCGAGCGATTGCGAACCAGTGATGCACGTCATACGTCTGCTTGGTGTGAAGAATGCCCTTGACATGATCCGAGGAGATTTCGCGTTCGTGTACACCGACGGGTCTCACGTCATCGCGGCGAGAGATCCGGTGGGTGTGCGACCACTTTTTTACACGCGATACACAGACGGGTCGATTGCGTTCGCGTCAGAGGCGAAGGCGTTGATGTTTCTCGAAACCCCGATCTCAGTGTTCCCGCCTGGACACTTTTTTGATTCCACCATCGACGATTTCGTGTGTTACTACACCGCACACTGGAGAATCAACCTGAATGAACGATCGTTGCGGTCGTCGCCGTCGTCGCTTGATTTACAAAAGGTGTTTGAGACCGCGGTCAAAATCCGATTGAACATGAGTGACCGACCGAAAGGGTTTCTCCTGTCCGGTGGTCTGGACAGCAGTCTGGTGTGCGCGATCGCGCAGCGCATGTCGTCGAGACCCATACGAACGTTCTCGATCGGATTAGAAGGGAGTCCTGACGTCGAAGCCGCCAGGGTCGTCGCCGATTACATCGGAAGCAATCACACCGAGATCACATACACGATAGAGGAAGGTTTGGATGTCATACCCGACGTGATCCGAACGATCGAGAGTTGGGACACGACCACTGTCCGAGCGAGCGTGCCGAACTATCTGCTGTGTAAATACATTAGTGAAAACACTGACGTTCGGTATCTGTTCAGTGGTGAAGGGAGCGATGAGATTCTGGGTGGTTACTATTATTTCAAGTTCGCCTCGAGCGTGAGCGATTTCTCCATGGAAACCATGCGACGGCTTCGCCTCATTCACCAGTTCGACGGGCTTCGAGCGGACAGGTGCGCCGGTGCATGGGGGTTGGACTTAGTCGTGCCCTTCCTCGACAAGGAATTCATCGAACTTTGCATGTCGATGCCACAAAAATTAAAAGTCACCAAGCTGGAGAAGGACGTTCTTCGTCGGGCGTTTCACGGGTACCTTCCAAACATGATTCTGTACAGGAACAAAGCGGCATTTTCCGACGCCGTCGGTGAAGAGTGGGTGTCTCGACTCCGAGAGTTGGGTGACAACATCTCGGACACGATGATGGATAACATACGACTCATGTGTCGAGGACAGAACGAGCCGAGGACGAAGGAAGAGGCGTTTTACCGAGAGATTTTTTGGTCATACTTTGGATCGAAGAACGATTCGTTGATTCGAGAGTACTGGCGACCTCGATGGACGACGCAGACCGATCCGAGCGCGCGTTTACTTATAGATAATGATCGAGTGTAAAATACAAAATGACAGAATTGGTCAAGAAATTCGATTGCAAGAATACTGAACAGGTGGAGTGGTTGAAATATTTCACCAACGCCATGGCGAAGGCGACATCAGGACACAACGCGGACGTCGACATCGTCGAGGCTATGAAAAAGAATCCTTTGGGTGTGGACGTGGAGATCCCCGCACTACCGTACATTCATTTCCAGTTGGCTATGAAATACACGACCGCGGTTCTCAACGGTGATGCGTGGATACCGGATAATTAAATGTTTGTATAATGAAATGTCCGATCAACCCAAAGAAAAAAAGTCCATGTCCACGGCAATCTTTGTCATAGTTTCCATACTCTCCTGTTTGTGTCTTTTGTTCACAGCACAAAAAATGAACCTTCCGGTTGCCCAAATTTTTTTGGCTACACAATAATAACATGAACCGTTGGGTCGTCATCGTCGCCCTCGTCCTCGTGCTCGCATTCCTGTGGAGCCGCACCAGGGAAGGATACTCAGTGCGCGACGACTGGAAGACTGATCGCATCGACTTTAACATCGCCCGCCGCGTCGCCGGATTCTTCGACAGGTGCTCGCCCGAAAACCTCGAAGACTGCAAGCGTGGACGCACCGGATTTGAAGGGTTGCCCATCGCTTAAAGATGAGCACACATGGTGAAAAGAAGAAGAGTGACGACGACATGCACGTGACGCGAACGTACGTCGTCAAAAAATTTTCAGAGATTCTCTCTCTTTCCGAGACCGACGCGACAGTCGTCAATCTCGAAAAGAACATCCTCAACCATGCCGTCGACAAGGTGAAGGAAGACGACGCCTCGTTCGAGAATGAATATTTCAAAAATCTGTACAAGAGTAAATTTCTGTCCGTCAAAAACAGTCTGTTGAAGAACGATGAACTGAGGGCGAAGATTCAAAAAAAGGTCATCAAATCATCGGATCTCGTCAATCTCAAACCTTGGGAAGCCCAGCCCGATGGTCCGTATGCGAAATCCATGGAGGATCGCATGCACAAAGAGCTTCGCAAGGAATGGTTCGCGAAGGAACAGAAAAACCAAACGGGGTTCTTCAAGTGTCGATGTGGTTCAGACAAAACCACCTATCAGCAGGCGCAGACACGGTCGGCGGACGAACCGATGACCACGTTCGTGTCGTGTATGACGTGCGGGAAGAATTGGAAATGTTAGAAATGTTCCAGTGTCATGGTGTTGAGTCCGTGTAAGGTGTGTGTGAGATCGGTGGGCATGTCACCCGCGGATAACACGAAATTGTACCCGAGTTTCACCTTGAGTCGACCTTTGTCCTCGGCGTTGCAAAATCCCATCTCGTCGTAGGGGATGTCGAGCTCGCGCATCTGCTCAATCGTGTAGTCAATAACCTCTTGTAATCTAGGACGCGCCGTAATTAGTATGACTTTGTACCCGGACGATTTCGCATACATCAGGACGTCCAACATGGGTAACATAACCAATCCATTGCTCGCACGTATGAGGGTGTCGTCGATATCGAACATCACGGCATCGTTGGGACCGGGGTCGTACAGGTCGAGGTAATACATCCCCCAGTTCTTCAGCTCCTGCATTTAAAATAAGACGACATATTAATGGAATGCGAATCGAGACGCACGCAGAGACTGCATCGGAGGATGATGCAAGTCACTCTGGGGACGTTCGTCCTGTGGAATTACATAGTATATCTTCGTGTCCGATATGCTACCAAAGATCGGGGGACGTCAGCCTTCGATGTGGACACGAACTTTGTGTAAGATGTCTGAAACGTTGGTCACACAACTGTCCCATGTGTCGAAGCGATGCGCACCTGGATTTCGTCGACGAGACGTTCGTGGAATCCTACGAGGAAAACCTGACGAAATTCAGAGCCCTGTCCGACGATTACGAGTGTCGACTCGGCGTGTTCGCGTGTGCGTCACGCGACGGGATGACCGTCATGCAGTACAAGAGTTAAAGAAAATATATGACTTTAATCTAATGGCACCTTATAATCCGCCACTCAATACACACTATTCGGAGATGGACATGTCCGATTATGACCCAGAGCTTGTCTACGATTTTATCGGCAAGAAGGGTCATCGAATGTATTGGCTGACGCGGTTCCTCGAACTGTCGTACTTGTGGTACGACGAGGCTCGTAAAAAGTTAGAAATATGGGGTCCGTTCTACACCCACCAGAACAAACAGAGCGAGCACGTCATCCGGTGCGAACTCGACCATTACTTTAGGAATCACGTGTTGTAATCACCAAACCCCATTCGATCGGAACGAATTTTTCGAGCATGACTCGCCACCCGTGTTCGTCGAACAGCGCCAACAACTCCTCCATCTCATCCGAAGGTCGACCAAAAATGTAATCGGAACACTGTTGCATGTTCATCGCCGGGTCTGACCACTGCACCGACAGGTACTCATCTCGAAACGTCTTCACGACGTACCCTTTCTCCTCTAAAATTTGGGTGAGCTCGTCACTGGCTGTCGTCATTTATTGTCTTCGTAGAAAAAACGTACGCAAGTATGCACCCAGTAGAAATCCCACGGCGTTCGTCACGTTTTCACCCACGCTGTAATGCCACGTATGCATGCAACTGTTTCGTATCCCCAACGCCCTGTCGATAAAATTCTCGTGTTTCGGTTCGCCCGCGTACACCTTTCTGTACCACAGTGGCGTGTCTTCCTGCTTCGGGGAAAGACATCCACCGATCCGTTGGACGACATCGGGTCGACTCGATAACCAATACTCGAACACCTCCCACGCGATACCGATGGATATCCAAAACCAAAATTGTTTCGGGTACAGCGCACCGAGGAGCATGTAAAAGAATAGGTGACCGTATTGAAACCCATATGCCTCCGTGCGATAACAGTCCGTGGTCATCTCGTCACACGGACACCGGCGACCGTACCTGATGAACCACAGAGTGAAAAGGAGGGGTATCATGTATTATTTTATGTGACGATTATATATACGATGTCACTAAGACTGGGTAGTCTTGAAAATAATTTCCGTAACGAGCGCGACTTGCATGCGTTCCAACAGGAACTCATCAACTATGAGAAGAGTCTGATAAACAAAAACAATAAGAGTATTCACGCCAAGGAGGCGGCTCCTGGAAGGAAGACCAACACGTTTCCGCGTATTCGTCGACGATACAACAAGTATGAGTCGAAACCTCCTTTGACCAAGGCTTACAATAACAACGGATCACCGAACCCAAACTTGACGATGGTGCGCGGACGATACGAGACGCAACGTCAGTGCTTGTACGTCCCTAAAAAATCGCTCATGCAAATGGCGAAAGATATGAAGATCCCACCCTACAAAGACGCTCGTCCGAATGATTTCGTAAAAGGCTCGAATCTGTGGAGGAAATATAGGACTGAGGACATTTGTGACATGATGCGCAAAAAATACGTCTCGAAACGTCGTACACCGATCAGAGGTATGACCGCGATCGATGATCCACGTTTGAGAGAGGTGAAACAATCACTCGAGTTTGTCGCCGCACGCGTGGGCGTTCCCACGGTGTCTAACGGGAAATCGAAATCAATTTTCAGACTGTCCAAGGATGTCGCCGAAAAATTGTCTAAGTAGAGATGGGCGCGCTAGAGATCGTACCACTGATGGTGGTGCTCGGAGTCATCGGCGCCTTCGTGTTCTTGGCGATGTTCTTGATCGCACTAGACACGCCACCGGAGGACATCAAGTCCACGATACCAACGATCAACACGAATTGTTGAAGCATGACGAGGAACTTCGCACGCGGGCTGGACGGGCTGATGTCTCCGAAGCCGACAGAGCTCTGCACGGTGGTGCTAAAGTAGAGAGCATCCAACGGCGTCGACGTGTTGGAGAGACCCGTGAAATCGGAACCTCCGGTACGCGCGAGCAAAAAGTACAGGACAGCGAAGACGATGATCGCGACCAGGTTGAGGCTGATGGTTCTTCCGAGAGACGCCATGGTTTATATATCAATACACAGAAATTCTTTTTACATGTGTGACCGACACATCTAAAAAGAACTCGTACCTCTCGCGCCGGGTTTCGATCCCGGTACTTCCAGATTAACAGTCTGACACTCTACCGATTGAGTTACGCGAGACTATGTAGCTCCCGCCTGGGATCGAACCAGGGGTGATGGATTCAAAGTCCATAGTGTTACCACTACACCACGAGAGCCTACACCACTGACATGGAAAACATTTTTGCAATTTTCACGCACGCGTCATTAGCGAACTTTGTTCCAATCACCCCGAATTTCCCTGGAAAGTTTGTCAATCTTGTCACCAAGTTTCTGTGCCTTCTTAATGTCAAACTTCTTGTACGCCTCCGACTGCTGGTCGAACAACTTGTTCAGTTTTTCCTGCTTCTTCCCGGTGCGAGCGAACGTGCGGTTGAGCTGGGTTTGCCTTTCCTTGAGTTGATACAACCGAAGGAGTGGGTTCTTCATAAACTAATATAATGTTTCAAGGTGTGGAATTGATTTTGTAAAAGACAGCTCCGGCTATCGTCGCTAGTATACATGCCATGCAACACGCGGTGCACCAGCCATTTTCAGGGCGAGGTTTATTTTCGTTCCAGTCAGTCATCATGTAACCTTCTATTTTTTTGTGAGAGTAAAGTAGTAGACATGAGTGGTGTCGCGTTAGTGCTCTCCACCATCATCGCGTTATTCATCTACCTGTTCCTACCGGACACCCGACCGGTGACATCAAACACGGTGTGGACGTATTGGCACAGTCCGTCTTTCTTACAACCAAAGATTGTTCAAAGATGCATTCGTAACTGGCGAAACGTCGGGAAGGTCAAAGACATTCGCGTGCTCAACGCGCTCACGGTACACAAATACGTTCCGTGGGGAACGCTTTCCTACTTTTCCTCGATCACATCGTGTGAAGCACACAAGAGCGACCTGATCCGTTTTTACCTATTGGACAAGTACGGGGGTGTGTGGATCGACGCGAGTGTGTTCTGTAATCGACCACTCGACTGGCTCCCGGATGGATTTTTCTGTTTCCGTGCCGATCGATTCAGTAAGGAAGGCGTGGTCTGTCTCGAAAATTTCTTCATCAAGTCCCCGAAAGGTCACCCGTTCGTGAAGACGTGGATGGAACAGACCATCAAGGAATTCACCGACGAAGACTACAAGACCACCAACGAAAAATACAGACGAATCATCGGACACAATGGTGACTACCTCGTCCCGTACGTCGCGAGCATGAAGCTGGACAAACCTCCGGATCTCACGATCCACAGCGCGGAGGAAGATCCCTACTACGATACCGTGCGCGAAAATTGGGATCCACAAAAGGTGTGCAACACGATCAGTTACACGACTAAACTCGTCAAATTGTGGAACGCGTCGAGGAACGCGTGTGCACCCACGGTCGTACCCCTGGCGGACACCGGCGCGTACACCCCCAAAGGCATCTATCGAAGATTCAAACACAAATTCAAACCCGTCGGTGACAACGCCTCGAACGAGGTCGACATGATTTACTGCATCTGCATGCCCTCTCGAGTGGACTACGCGAGCGAACAGTTGAAGGCGTTCGGTCAAAAGTACAAATTGTTGGACGCGATCAAACCGGACGACCTGACGCCTGACGACTACCGAAACCTCTCGCAGACGTTTAACCCCCTGAACAAACACTTGTACAAACAGATGACCAAACTGTGCGTGTGTCTGTCCTTCTTCATGTGCTACTACGACGCGTACAACAACGGATTCGAGACCATCTTGATCGTCGAGGACGACATCAAGTATCAAGTGTCCATCGCACAAATTTTCGAGGCGATCAGACAATTCAAGACGACCGAAGGTCAGATCATGTTCCTCGGGTACTGTTGGTCGAACTGCGAGAAACCGTTCACCCAACTCACCGAACACGTGTGGCGCGCACCGAAGGACGCGCAGCTCCTGTGCAATCACGCGTTGGTCTGCAAAAAGGCGTTCCTCGAGCGTTACATGCAGCGCGAAAACGTCGTGTATTGGAAACACAGGAACGACCACACCCTATCCGACTGGCTCACGGAAACCGACACGTTCAAGTGTGTGACGACCAAGGCGTTCATCAACCAAAACCGAGCCGAACTCGGGAGCAACAACGGGAACTACGACCTCGGTGGAAAGGCGTGTGATTTTTCCTCTCCGCATAGAGTAGTATGATCGCGCTGCAGATCGGTGTGACTTTGCTCGTCGTCGCCATCATCGTCGTCCTTCGGCGTCGAACGCGGTTGGCATATCAACCCTACCTGTTGACATTACCAGACTCGAAGACGCGTCACGCACAGTTTTTCAAGAGATACGATCAACACGGCATCCCGATCGACGTCGTGTATGGGGTGGACACGAAGAAGATTGAAAACGCGCGAAAGTTCGAACGCCAAGTCGACAGTCGATACATGAAGAAAGCGGTGGAGTTGCACTACAACCACACCGAGCGTCGACCGAACATCACGTTCTTCAACCTGGGTGCGATCGGCGCGATGCAAGGACACCTTTCCGTGTTCGAGCGAGCGCGTCGACAGGGCGTGAAATATGCTTTAGTCCTCGAGGACAACGTGATGGTTAACGACTCGTCGTTTTTTGGTGAGGTTCAAAGGACGATCGAGACGCTCGGTGATGATTTCGAAATGGTTTTCTTTCACTGCCTTTCACGATTCCCAGACCAAGAAGGACACAGACCGGGATTTGAAAAACTCCGATGGATCAGTTCTATGAAATGTTACCTTATGCACGTCCCTAATATGGAACGCTATGTTTCCACATATCTTCCACAAGACAATCACATCGATCACAAGGTTGAAGATTTGATTGCCGAAGGTGCTCGCGTGTTTTATCGAGACCTGAGGGAGCATATAGAAATTAATAGGTCTACGCATTCTACAATAGGTCATTCAGAACACGGTGACCCGGACTTTTTTTCCCGCCAATTTCCGGACACCAGTGCGCGCGAACTCGTAGGTGGGTTCTAGGACGATTCGTGATTCGTCACCGCATAGACAGACAAAAAATTCCTTCTTCGGTTTTCCAAAAAACTCAAGCGACGCACACACCCGAAGGGTCGACGCGACACAACAGGACGCACTGCGCGCAACGCACCTGCTCCGACAAAACACTCACTCTCACTCGCAAGAACGATGCCATCATTCATTCCTCCGAAGGAGTTCAGAAACTTATGCATTCACCACGAGACGAAGACGATCTCGACCATCATGGCTGAACACGTCGACAACGAAGACGAAACTAACTTGTTCGTCCTCCCGGACGCCCAGCGTGACCCGACGAAGGGTTGGAGCGAGAGACAGCGTCAAGAGTACATCGAATCTCTTCGATGCAACCTCACGAGTGATCAAAACTGGCTCATCAACGTGGTCAGCGCGACGGACACGTACGAACTCCTCGACGCTGGGCACCGGCTGGAGACGGTCAAAATGTTTGACCGGTCGGAGATTCCCGCCCTCGATGGTCGATATTTGAAAGATATGAGCAAGAAAGAGGTATCATATTGGAAGCACAAGATTGGTATCAAACTCTGTTTCTACCACGACCTGACTGCGGAACACAAGCAGGTGCTCTTCAACAGACGTAATCAAGGTCTCAGTATGTGTGACGGTGAGCAGCTCAACTCCAGACTATTCACGTCGACGTTTATGAAATATCTCAAACACGATGTGTTGCCTCGATACCAGACGCCGCTCGCACGCGTGTCCAGTGGTTCGAACGAACGCGAAAAGGAATTGTTCACGCTCTTCCGATTGGTCAACCGAATTCTCAACCCTGGGACGACGGCAAAGTCGAACAAGGAGTTGGTCGAGAAGGCACTCCCCGAGTGTGAACGAATCATCGAATTACCATCGTGGAAAACCAACAAGAAAAACGATGTCATCACGTTTTTGGATACACTCTTTGATATGTTTGAAGGGCGATTGCACTACAATATGGAAGTCATGAAAAAACGCTCATCGGAAGGTAAAAAAGATATCAAGGACAAAACCCTGTATTCCATCACGGAGTTATACACCGTGCTCGAGTGGTTGATGAACGATTTCAAACCCCTTTCCGAATTCCTCAACATGGACACCACCGCACACAAAACCATCTTCAAGCGTGCCGTCAAGGAGTTCTTGCTCATCGGGTGGAAGGGTCTCAATACCGAAGACAAGACTGTGTGGTGTGAGAAATGGTCACACGGCACCGATTGTGGACGCAACGTCGATCACTCGATCAAGAAGACCGGTGCATTTTACGAATGGCTCGATGAGAACTTTTCACGTTTGATTCAAAATCACGTGGACAAGGGTCGCAAAAATCTGACCCCGAAAAAACGTCCGTCCTACCGCCTTTAAAGATATTTTAGTCTCCGACGCGCGAAAGTCATGCAATAAGTAAACCACTCAACACATGCCGACGCTCGACCTCGATGCGATATGCAACCCGCCGCCGACGGAAGGGTACAAGTTCGTACCTCAGCCGATCTATCGCTTCGACGACTACATCGCACTCTACGAGCGACACTGTAAGGCGGTCGGGTACCCGTTCGACCCGTCGCGCTTCGACCCAAAGCTGTACAAGTACGTACCACCGGAGCAAACGGTCAGTTCGGTCAAATACCCGTTTTCCTCGCACATCTCCGACAGGATCCATGTACACCTCGAGGTCGAAGAAGAGACAGAAAGAATCAGCATTGTCGTGAACACCGCCCTTCACGACCTCTACGAGAAATATTGGTCGAAGAACGAGCAGCCACCGCTGAACGAACTTGTCGTCGCGTTCAAAAAGCTTGGTGCCGATGATACATTTTTGAAAAAAATCATCAAACGGCACGATAAAATTCGGTCTGTCTGTAAAAAATTTGACATCGACAAGGCGTTCAAACCGAAATCGAAACCGAAGAATTCGAAGAAGAAGAAAGAGGAAGTACCGCCGCCTCCAGACGAATTCGAAGAAGACCACGAAGAAGAGGAGGAAGAGGAAGAGTTCGAAGGTATGGATGTGGAAGAAATCGAGGACGATGAGGACGATCAGGGTGATGAGGAATTCATAGAAGAGATGGATGAAGACTAATTTCCTGTTGTAACATTAAGGATGTTCAGTACCTACGTGATCAACATGGAGGCTCAGCCCAAGAGGTTTGAGACTCAGAGACACTATCTCCGCGAGACCGGAATCGACCCCGTCCGCGTGCACGGGTACGCGTACGACGAAATCCCGAAATGCGAACTCGAACGTTTCTTCAAACCTCACGCCCGAGTGGTGATGCCCAAGAGTAACATCGGGTGTTGCTATTCGCACCTCAAAGCGCTCGAACACTTTCTCTTGAATGGGATCACCCCGGTCGCCTTGATTTTGGAAGACGACGCCTACCCACTCTTCATCGATCGACGATACCTGGAAGACAAGCTCCGAAACGGGAAGATCGATTGGGATTTCCTCTTCCTCCACTGTGACGGGTTCTGTCCGGAAGGTGGTGGGAAACCGGGTCGACTGTCCGCCTCCGCAGCGGCGTATTTCGTCACCCGCGACGGCGCGCGCAAGGCGCTCTTGCACAAGTACTCCGACCATTTCGACATGG